GCGCCGGCGGGCGCTTGGCCTAATACGTCAACAGTTGTAACTACAGCTGCGACTTGCCCAGCTCCAAAACAAGACAACGCTTGCGGTGACTGTCGAGCGTGTTGGGATCCAAAAGTTAAAAACATTGCATATGGTGAACACTAAAAAAAATATAAATTTCTGGGAGGGTCCCGCCCGCAAGCACGCACCAGGCCACAAGCTACAAGCGCTCAAGGAACAAGCAACAAGCTGACAGGCCACAAGCCACAGGCGTGGGGTGGGTCCCGCCCACAAGCGCGTGGATCTCGGTCCCTTCATAAAGTTTTATAGCCCTCTGACCGAGGACCTTTGGCTGGTCTTTTACCATGATAAAAGTGTTCTTAGGATGCTTAATATGGAAGGCAATTTGATGTGGGGAGAAGGAAATTTTCTTAACTTTTTTTAACTTAAGTTCTACTGTGAAAAAGGTGCTATTATCATTATAGCCCAATAGATCAGGAGTCCCATGTGCAGCACTATTTTCCAAGCGTGTAAATGATAATTTGCGATTATTTTTAATATTGAACGCTTTAATTTCATGCCAAAATTTAGTCTCTTCTTTATACATTTTAAGTTAAGAATTCGAGTTAAGTGGTATCTCCAACTTTCTTCAAAATCTTACCCATATTCCAACTTTCAGACTTAACCGTAAAAACTAATCTATGGGATTCTCTGTGACCAATTATTTTATTTTCTAGTAATTGTAAAGAGGTAACATCATAAAATTTACCGTCAGGTAAACATATCTGAACCCTTGCATCTTGAGCTGCAGGAGATTTAACCATTTTATCTAATACTTGTCTTAATAATCTTCCATTCATTCTAACTTGCAATATATCCTATAATTTATATAATTCAAGTATGGGATTACCAAAAAAATTAACTTCAATGCAAATTAAATTTGCTAACCTAATTGTATCAGAAGAAGGCAGAATGACGGCAACAGATTGTGCAATAGCAGCTGGATACTCAGAAGATACTGCACATGTTATAGCTAGTAGATTACAAAATCCTCAACACTTTCCTTTAGTTGTTGAGTACATTGGTAACAGAAGGTCAGAACTTTTAAAAAAATATGATATTAGCTACGAAGGACACCTTGCAGAATTAGGTAAATTAAGGGATGAATCAAGAAAAAATAAAGCCTGGTCTGCTGCTATAAATGCAGAAGTTGGTAGAGGTAAAGCAGGTGGTCTACAAAACAATAATGAAATACATTTACATAAACACGAAAATTCTTCTCAAGAAGACATTGATGCAAGAGTAAAAGAAGCTCTTAAATTTTACCAACCTATTATTGATAAGGATGCTCAATTAGTTACAGCCGAGTTATCTTCTTTACCCACTGACGAGGAATCATCGTCCGATCCCCAAAAGTAAAACCATCCTCATCCTTATCGTAGGATGCAAATAACTTAATAGATTTTTTATCTTTAGAATATAACCAACCTTCATTTACAGGTTCTGCTAATTTCATCTTATCAAATTCTTTTTCAGTAGCCCATCCCGAGTCACTAATACAATCAATCCATTCAACTCTAACTCTTGGATAAGGTATATCTGGAGCAATACTGGTTGCTATTCTTTTTCGTCTTTTCTTTGGCATATCTACTTATACACCCTATAGAACTTTTTTCTAGGAGACATTTTTCAATAAATCATTTTCACATACGCGCGTACGGAAAATTTGTAACATTTGAAAAGTCAATGTTTATGCGTATTGTAACACGTGTAACATGGTCATGTTACAATCCAATCTTAAATAAATAGCTTATATCAATACTTATTTAACATTGTAACATATATGACGTTGTAACATGGTTTTGAAAATAAAAATTTATTTTTTTATCCCTAGGAAAAAACTCTATACGATACAAATAGTTTATAATGATTCTAAATTTTCGTAGTATTTACTAACTCTACCTAGCCATTTGTACTTATACTGTCTAAATTCTTCATCAGATACTTCAAATTTCTGAAAATAGCCATCTTTTGAACACATTAACACCACACCTTGTTGGATCTTAGTTTGGTAGGTGTAGTTATGTGCCATTGCATAGGCAGCTAACTGAATAAAATAATCTTCTATCCACTCTCTCTTTTTTGGCTTGTTAGTTTGTTTGAAATCTATTATGCTTTCGCGGTCATTATAAATACCTACTACGTCAGTCGCTCCTGCATATAAATCTGGGTACCACAAAGTGACCTCAGACCCCCATATTTCGCTCAAAGAGCCTTTTATACCCTCCTCTATCACTTTTTCAGCCATCATCGTTGCTTGTTGCCCTATGTCCGTTAAATCGGCATGTTTCTCGCCTAATAGATAGTGTTCTAGAAGATTATGCATAGCTGTTCCACGTGAAGCTGCTTGGTCCTTGATCCGATCTGCATTGTCCTTGCCAACCCTAACTTGCCACGCGGCTAATGAATCTTGTTTTTCTTTAGACTGAGTTTTAGATAATATAGTTGTAACAGAGGGTAATTTTTGGTCATCTACGGCGTAGTGTCTTCGACCTTTAATTATCTCTCTTTGAGACTTGGGGTAAGTAAATTTGTTATTCCATTTTACTGGCTTACCAATGTTTTCGTATTCTAATAAATCTTTTTCTTCCATCATAATTTAAATTTATTTATAATAAAATAAGCAATTATAACACCGATACATATAGCACCCATACTATAAAAAAACATACCTATTCCAAAAATAGCTGTCATTTATCCTTTTTTAATATCCATTTAGCTGTTGAGGTTAATGGATCAAAGCTATCAAACTCTATTTTAGCACAATTAGTCAAGGTCAATAAGACTATCAATATTAAAATTTTTTTCATTTATCTTTCTTTTTATTTTATAGTTAGCAATATCAATTACTTTAGCTTTTAGTTTATCATTAGGTATATGGGAATAATGTTTAATAATTTTGTTTATAGGTTCTATTTTTACATGAGCATAAGGTTGTATTAATAAACAAACATAATAAGCATCTCTAGATTGACATCGCCAACGCCATTGTTTTTTCCATCCAACAGTATATGGAGTTTTGTATCTTTTCTCATTAACCGTTCCACATCCCAATAAACTATGCATCCATAACAAAACAGATCTATCTGTCATAGATACTTCCATTCTAATTGACCAGGTAGGATAAGGTTTTTTATTATTCTTTCTTTGTCTGTCGTATTGTTTATATTGAATACTGCCTTCACCATCAAATAAACCTGCAACGTATGCAGCATCTGTTTCACTAATCATAATTTAAATACCTGTAATGCTTTCTGTTTTTCCTCTGCATCAACTATCTTTTGCAACAACTTATCTATCTCTTCTAAATGCTGTGGATGTTCACCAATACCAACAGAGTTATCTAAATAAATATTAATCGTTGCATCAGCAGCTGAAATTTCTGCAGTATATTTGTCATCTAAAGCGTTAATTAACGCTAATCTTTTGCTCATCATGAATTTGTAATCTCCTCTGAAATAATTGTATTAGTTAAACTTTCTAACTTTTGAATTGTATCTTTTAATTCTTTTATTTCTGCGCCTGCTCTTTTACACACAGTTTGTAAAAATACTTTTTGTTTAGTTAGGTCCTCGATCCTTTGTTCTAGATCATGCGAACCTTTTGCATTAGTTAAGTTTGCCATCTTCTTCTTCCTGGTATGTTTCTACTTCACCTTGGTTCTTGCAAAAAGAACAGTCAGCCCATTGTTCTTCTCTAGCTATTTCATAAGGCACTCTAACAAAACCGTTACCCTTACAAACATCACATATCTTTTTTGTCATTTTCTTTCGCCTCTTGTTTCTGTATCGCTTTTTTCATTTTATATTTAATGTACCCAGGATCATAACCTGCGTAGTAACACACATTTATAAAGTTTGAAGTTGGTTGTAAGAACCAAGATCTTGCTTGATCAATCATGTTCCTGCCTTCATTAAATGTATATCTATTTTTAATGGCATCGTCTGCAGCTAAACCTAACACAGCTCTCCAAAGTTTAAGTTCTGGATCCGACTGTGTGTAGTCATCACTTGTTCTTATTCTTAGATAACTTACCATTAAATTTTTCAACCTTTTCATTAACTAATATATTAACTGTTTGAGCACGAGATATAATAGTGTTGGGCACTATGACTCTTCTCAAACTATCTAATTTAGTGTATGTATCCTTTGATAGGGAAACATTTTTATATTTGCTAAAGTCTGTCATTTATAACCTTTCTTTTGTACGTATAATGTAGGATATCCTATTAAAATTTAAAGGTGCTGTCAATGAAATTTTTACTAACAATTTTAATGTGTAGTAGTGTAGCTAAAACCTGCCTAACTCCTCATACTTTTGATATCTTGTATGAAGATAGTTATGATTGTTTAATGGATGGGTATGTAAAATCTATTGAAAAAATGGAAGAAATAGGTCGTGAAGAAATCAATCAGCACGGGATTTATATGAAATTTGATTGTCGAACTTATGTTTTGCCTGAGAAGAATCCAGTAGAGCAGCCAATTCTTTTACAGATTTATACCAATTAGCCTTGTGCTTTGGATCCTTAGTATCATTCCATAGTTTAGCAATTTCATCTACTTTTTTCATATAAAATTTTATGTTCATCTACCTTGACCCCTATATTTTTTATAGCTGAGCTTTTCACCTTTGGACATATTTTTCTTATGTCTTCCTATTTTTTTTCTTGATCTTTCTCTGTATGTATTTACTCCGAAGAGTGGTTTCTTTTTAGCCATTGTTTATCATCCTCTGATAGTTGCATATATCTTATTCTTCCATTTATATGTTGTCTAGTATCTGCACCACAATTAGTGCATCTGTAGTAATCTGTAACGACAGCTACTAATACTGTGTCTTCCCCACAATTTTCGCAAGTACCAACCACTGTATCAATAGACCCTAAACTTAAATGAATTTTTTTAGCCAACTACTTTGCCTCCCTTCCATTCCATATCTGGAAGACCTTCAGTGTATTTTTTCCCGTCAAAAGTAAGAACTTGTTTTCTGTTTGAATCTGATTCGTGATAACTTATGTGAACCCATCCCCCTGCAGGATCATCTTTATCGTAATACTCCATGATCAATTGATCAAAGTCAACGTTGTTTTGTAACCAGTAAGCTGTCTTAATATTGGGCACGCCAAAAATTTCCAGGTCTACGGCCTGGCCCTTCGCATGTTGTGAAGTTTTTTTGCTACCAATAGCTTCACACAAAGCCTCGGATCTATAACCCGATGTAATAGTAACTGGCTTGTCAAAGTGTGCACGTAGAGGTTCTAAAATTTCATAACAAAGATCACCTAAACTTTTAATTTCACCTGCACCTGGAGTATTATCAATTCCCTTACGTTGAGCAGTCATCGATTTGGTCATCTCTCTTAAACTAAAATGCTTACTCAGTTGCATTTTTATACCTCTTCCTGTTGTATATTTTTTTACTATTTATTCTATGTTGTCTAAACCTATCATCTCTTAGCATTTGTGCAAATCTATTAATTTTTTTTAAATTATTCAATAATAAGTTTTTTGATTGATTTTGAGCCATCAATGTTATCCTCTAATTCTGCAGAACCCTTCCAGCATTTATAAGTAACAGATTCTGAATACTGTCTCTCCGCTGTGCGCTTGCCGCGTAAACATTCAGCCATTGAACTTTGCAAACGAGCTTCTTTAATTTCTCCATTTACAAACATCAATAATCCTACTACCGCTTCAACTATCATTTGCCGTTACCGTTTTTGTAATGCATATCTCTCGCACCATCTTTTAACTCTTCAATATCCTCTAAAACTTTTTCCATTTGTTTTGTTAAAAACTCTATATTTACTTTGTTTAATGCCATAGACTCTATGTGTTTGCTTAACTTATCGCTAGTCTTATAAAGATCCTCGATCATCATGTATTGTTCGCTATCTGCGGGCAACGCTCCAAGTTGGCCTCGTGGCCATTTTATTCTAAACTCTGTGTTTTCCTCTAAATCTTTTGACATCAATTCTAGTTTTGTTTGAGTTTGGTTTAATGATTCATGCAGTCCAAAATAAGCCCAAGTTCCAATTGCAACCATTGCGATCAAAGACGCTACGGTTTTCATTGGCATTTGCACAGCTGCTTCTTCTGATATTTTTAATGGTTTACTCATCTATTTTAGGTTTTGGTAGCGGCAGTATATAGTCTTTCGGAGGCATTTTCAATTTGCTTTTACTTGGGTTTATAAACTTATCTCCCATTAAATTGACTTCTGGGTTCTCTTTTTTATAGTTATCTTTCATATCATCCCATAAACTTTGTGAGTCAGCCGGTCTAGTATTATCTCTTGCAGGGGTTACACCTCTACATTTTTCAACTAATAAACTAAAGTTTGAATTAAGTGCTAAACTAGGATTGCTGTTAACTCTGCCACACATCTTCATTAATTCTAATTGTTGTTTAATAGCAACGTTTTCTTTTGATGTTTTACAATCTGTACCTAAATACTTTCTAAAAATTATACTAAAATTTTGATTTTCATGTGTGCTACCTTCAGAATAATTATAATCCGTATCTCGTTGCTCAACACGTAAATCTACTTCACCACATCTTACACCATATTCATTAAGGTATTCGTTTTTACCCCAAGCTTTTGGTCCACCAAATAAAGCTAGTAATAATGTTAATATGATAAGTGTTCCTGTAAAATAATAATTCATCCTGGCTATCTCCATAATTCATTACCTATTTAAATCCTTAATATCATAGTCGTGTTCTCTGACTTGATCTGCTAATTGTCTATATAAATTTTCTGCCATCTGCCATGTTGCTTCAGCTGACGATAATCTTGTGTTCATGTCTACAATTTCTTTTTTAGCAACAGACAAATCTCTTTGTAGATTTATTATTTGTTGTTCAGATGTATTAATACTATCCGTAAGATTTACAATGTATCTTACGCCAGTAAATGTTCCGACTAATACCGATGCAACAACCGGTATTACTACAAAATTCTTTTTTAATAAATCAACTAGGTTCATTATCTAGTCCAAAACATTAATCTTTTAAATGTTTCTTTTATTTTGTCCCATATTCTGCAACATATATTTTTACATTTATTAATCATTTTTCTTCTCCTCTATTTCGTAAAAGAAATTGTCAGTATCTTCAGTTCTCCACTGCTGCGTATCCTCTACGTTCCAATAATTTGTTTGTACTTTCCAATCAGGTGTTTTATCCTTAACTGTGAAAGATGGTATATCCCAAATTAATCTATTGTTAGGCTGGGCAGCATAGTTACCGTCGTTTAACGCTAACACATGAGCGCACTTATGTTCGTGCGGGATCTCAGAATGATCAGTATCTAGTATATTAGGTTCTGGGTGTGCAAAGTCAACCGTAAATAAATATTTACCCCAATGCCATTTTTTATCTTTACCTATGTATTTACCTGATTGTGCTTCTAAAATATCCCAACTAGTAATAGCAGGATAATAACTAAAAGAATTCCA